AGAACGGGGCGGTCTTCTCGGCGCGGCGGACGTCGGCGGAGAGGTAGGCGTCGAGGTCGAGGATCGTGTCGATGATCGACGGGTCGACCTCGGCGCTGGTGCTCGTGGGTGGGGTGGGGTCGGTCAGGGGGGCTCCTGTCGCGGGGGCTTGTCGAGGGGTGCCGAGGGGTGGTGCAGCGGGCGCGCTGCGGGGTGGTGCTGGTGCGGGTGGCGGGCGCGGCCCTCGACGTCCGGCGCCCGCCACCCGGTTCAGGGGGTGGTGGGGATGTAGGTCAGGGGGCCTCGACCACGACCGCGCGCTCGTCGACGAGCTCGGAGCGGACGAGGAAGACCTCGCGGAACTTGCGGTAGCCGCCGTTCGCGTCGGGCACGATCTTCTGCGGGGTCGTGGTGGTGACGCCGTACACCGAGGGCTTGTCGGTGGCGACGATCGGCGACTCGCTGGGCTTGCCGATGCGGTGGACGAGGAACCCGTCGATGCCCTTGCCGGTGAAGGTCTCGTAGGCCTCGTCGTCGTCGGGCGTCGTGCCGCGGTAGAAGTCCATCGCGGCCTCGTAGTTGGTGCGCCCGGGGGCCGGCGAGGAACCCTTGGCGCACAGCGGCGGGTCGTCGATGGTCTCGTCGCCGGTGGCACCGAGGGAGAAGTTGTTCTTCGCGACGAGGCACGAGATGTCGAGGACGCCGACGGCGGTCAGCTCCTCGACGGTGGGGGCGGAGATGTCGGCGATGCCGCCTGCGGGGACCCACAGGAGCTTATCATCGCCGTCGGACAGCATGCGGCCCATGGCGGGGTCCTCCTCAGGACTCGGGGTTGGGGTTGGTGAGGCGTGCGATCAGGTCGTCCCTGGTCGCGGTGGTGACCTGCTCGGACGGCAGGCCCTTGGCGAGCGCGTACGCGCGCCAGAACTTGGTGGTGGCGTTCAGCGGCGGGAGGTCGCCGGCCGCGATGAGCGCGGCCACGGCGGTGAGGTCGGGCTCGTCGCGGGCCGACGGGGGGCGCTTGTACTCGCGGGCGGCGCGGCTGGTCGCCGGGACCAGGCCCTTGCGGCCGTTGGGGTTGACGATCTCGATCAGCTCGACGGGCATGACGGGCCTCCTGCCGGGGCGGTGGTGGTGCGGTGGTGGGGCGGGCGCCGACCGGGGAGTCGGGTCAGCGGGAGAGGGTGGCGACGTACTCGGCGGTCGTGAAGAACCGCGGGGGGCGTACGTCGTCGTCGGGCAGCACGGGCGGCTGGACGTAGGCCGCGGGGTGCCGCAGGCCGCTGATGGAGAGCCCATCGAGGTCGCCGGTGGCCGGAGGGGCCCAGCGGTGCAGCCATGTGTGGAGCCGGTCGAGGGCGTCGACGGCGTCGTCGATGTCGCCGGCCGCGATCGTGAGGGTCCCGGCCCAGACAGCGTCGACGTGCCGGTCCGCGAGGTCGGCGCCGGCCTCGTCGACGTGCCCGGGGCGCGGGTACAGCACGACGTACGGCGCGACGCGGTCCGACCCGTCGCCCATGAGCGGCACGTCATCGGGGACGCGGCCGTTGTACGGCGTGATCTGGGTGCCCAGCGTCGGGCCGTGCGGGATGGTCTCGAGGCGGCCGCGGACGGCCTGGGTCATCGCGCGGAGCGAGACGGGAACGACGCTGGCCATCAGAGCCGGGCGCCCATCTGCCCGACGGCGGAGACGAAGTCCGGGAGGTTCGCGTCGAACGCGGGCCCGAGGAACGGCTGGGCGCGCATGCGGCTGGTGCCGCGCTCGACGTAGTCGGCGTACTTCGCGCCGGCGGTGACGGTGGCCTCGAGGCCGTCGGGGTCGGCGCCGATGGAGTTCTTCAGGTTGCCGGTGTCGACGGGCGCCGTGGCCTGGGCGCCGCTCTCGATGCTGTACGCGGTGAGCGCGACGGCGTCGCTGACCTCGTCCTCGATGTCGACGGACCGGTCGAAGAGGTCGGCGGCGAGGTGGTGGACCTCGGAGGTGTCGAGGAAGACGGGCACGTCGGGCTCCTCTCCCCCGGGTGCCCGTGGCCCCTGGGGTGTCAGGTGTCGAGGCGGGCGGTGATCTGGCGGGAGAACCGGTGGCCGTCGTGGGCGACAGCGACGACCCAGAGCCGGCGTCTCCAGAGCGCGGGGTCGTCGTCGGCGGGGATCGGGGCGCCGTCGGGCGGCGCGAGGACGGTGATGCGGTGGCCGACCTCGACCGCGTCGGCACCGGGGTGCTCGAGGGGCAGGGTCACGGCGTACTGCTGGACGTCGACCTGGTCGTCGGCGGCGTCGACGCGGCGCTCGCTGTCGCCGAGGCGGTTCAGGCGCGCGGGGCCGTCGTAGACGGGGTCGATGGGCTGAGAGATCGTGCGCTTCGTGGTGCTCGACCACTCGGGGGTGGTGCCGGCGGACCCGATGAGGACGCGGGTGGGCAGCGTGCCGGCGACGACCGAGGCGTGGCTGGTCGCCCAGCCGGTCGGGATCACGCTGGTGGCGGGGCGGCCGTGGGCTCGGCGGGCGCGGGGCATGGTCACCATCCGGCCGGGCGCTGGGTGCGCTCGGGCCACGTGGTGTCGGTGTCGAGGGGTACGACGCCGAAGTAGAACCCGGTGTCGTCGTCCTCTGCGTCGGCCTGGCCGCGGAGAACGGCGGCGCGGCGGCGGAGGGAGTCGGCGAGCTTGGCGCCGTCGGTGCTGAGGTCGTGGTCGGTGAGGACCTTCGACGCCAGGGCCTCGTTGTCGGCGTTCGTGTCGATCGCCTGCGCGGCCGCGCGCTTCACGGACCCACCCTCGAGGGCGAGGAACGCGTCGATCTCGGCGTCGGTGAACACCCAGGGGGCGGAGACGTCGTTGAGGAGGAGGCGGACCTGCCCGGCCGGCTCCGAGAGGTCGTAGGTGTACGACGGCTCGGCTGCCTCGGGGGGCTGCTGGGACATGGTCCGCCTCCTCGCTCTGGTGGTGCGGGGTGGTGCTGGTCAGGCCTGGCCGGAGTCGCCCGAGGCGTCGGAGCCGGTGGCGCCCGGCTTGCCGTACTTCGCCTTGAGCTCGTCACGGGTCAGGTCCTTGCCGTCGACGACGAGGTCCTCGGGCTTCGCGCCGGTGGCGAGCGCGTAGGCCTTCCAGTCCTCGGTCGACGCGTTGCCGGCGGGCTCGACGGGGTCCGCCGGCGGCGGGGGCGGCGTCTGCTGGCCCGACGGCGTGCTGGCCCCGTTGCTGCCGGAGCGGGTGGCGCGCTTCTTCAGCCGGGTGCCGGGAGCGAGCTGGGACTCGTCCCAGTGCTTGGGCGCCGTGCCGACCACGACGTCGTTGGCGTCCACGACGTCGACGAAGTCCCGCTCCCCCAGCAGGTGGCGACCGTTGCTGTCGTTCATCGTCACGCCCCCGTGTTGTCGGAGCCGTAGGTGAGCGTCGGGTCGCCGTGCGCCGCGCCCATGATGTGCCGGCCGCGGTACCAGATCGTGTCGTCGTCGAACGACCCGGAGTTGACGACGATGTCGCCGCCGCCCACGGCCTTGCCCTGATCCGCCTTGTACCGGAAGTCGGGCTGCTCGAAGCCCCGGAGGCGGGCGAACCAGAACGGCGAGCGGCGCGCGGTGCCGGGCTTCGGCATCACGATCCACGACTCACCGAGCTGCTTCTCGTTCACCACCAGGTCGACCTGCCCGCGGAGCGGGTTCGACTCGATGACGACCGTGCCGTCCTCCAGCGTGGTCCGCCACTCGGCCGCGGTGAGGATCCGCTGCGCCTCGAACTGCAGCGCGGGACCGACCACGAGCTGCAGCCGACCCGACGGGATGAGCGTCCCGGTCTTCGGGTCCCGCTTCGTGCGCAGCGACGTGATGACCGTCTGCAGGTTCGTCGGGTTCAGCTTCAACGTGCCGATGTTGCCGTTGCCCACGTTGAAGAACGCCGTGTTCAGCGCGCCGGTCTCGAGGTTGACCATGAGCCGGAGCCCGCGGTCGTCCTCGGTGTCGCGTGCCATCTGCGGCATCTGCCGCGGCACCTCCATGAGCTGCTCGAGCTCGTCGTTGACCTGGGCCTCGAAGGAGAACCCCCAGAGCAGACCGGTCTTCTTCGCGTAGATCGGGTACTCCGAGAGCGTGGGGCCCTGGGCGTGGGGGTACGCCGTGCGCTCGGGGACGTCCTTGAAGACCTGCGCGCCCAGCTCGAGGGCGGAGAGGTACTTCGGGCCGAAGTCCTTGACCGTGGTGGGGGTGAGGAACTTGTCCCACTGGGTCGGGAGCGCGTCGTAGTTGGCGAGCATCTCCCGGTCGATGAGCATGCCGGACGCGAACCGCGCGAGGTCGCTCGTGGTGAGCGCCTCGTTGAGCTCGAACGCGGCGCGGCGGGAGCCCTCGCGGACGTGGCCGATGAGCTGGGCCATGGCGAGGGCCTCGCGCATGAGCTCCTGGTTGTTGGCCTGGCGCCGGCGGAACGACGCGGGCGTGGTGCCGGAGGTCTCGGAGGCGATGCTCTCGACGACCTCCGCGAGGCTGACGGTCATGGGTGGTCTCCTTCTCAGACCCGCGCGATGCGGACGTTGACGTTGCCGGCGCCGGCGCCCTTGGTGGCGCCGCTGGCGACACCTCGGAGGACCGTGGGGACGGTGTGGCCGAACAGGGTGTTGTTCGTGGCCGTCGTGGTGAGGGTGTTGTCCGCCGCGACGATGTAGATCGCGGTGCCCGCGGCGCCGACGGCGTCGGGCACGGGCAGCGAGTAGGTGCCGTCCGGGGCGACGGAGGCGTACCCGTCGGGGTTGCCGGACCCCTCGCCGTACTTGACGCCGGCAACGGTCTCGACGCGGTCGGTCTCGGCGACGCCGACGATGCCGCCGACCTTGACCGGGTCGCCGGAGCGGGTGCCGGCGGGGACGGGCAGCGCGATGGCCGGGCTCTCCCCGGCGAACACGAGGTTCTTGGACATGGGGCTCACGCCTCCTTGCTCAGGCCGAGGGCCCGGTCGATGTCGTCGAGGGACGTGGTGGTGCTGCTCTCCCCGAGCTGCGGGCCGCTGCCCCCGAAGCCGCGGACGCCGCCCTTGGGCTTCTTCTCGGTGGCGGCCTCGTCGACGGCGGTGGTGAACGCCGTCTCGTCGAGGGCGCCCTCCTGCGTCTGCGGGAGGCCGGCGAGCAGGCCGCGCTGCTCGAGGGCGGTGAAGGTGACCTGGTGGGTCGTGGCGCGCTCGGCGATGATCGCGCGGGCGCGGTCGATGCGGTCGCGGGACGCGAGACGCCCGCGGGCCTCGTCGCGCTCACGGATGGCGGTGTCACGCTCGCTCTCGAGCGTGGGCACCCGGCCGTGAGCCTCCTCGAGCTCGCGCAGGCGCGACTCCTCGATGTTGGGCATGGTGTCCTCCTCGGACTCCTGGGTGGTGGACTGCCCGGCCGGGTTGACCGGGACGTAGGTGGTGACGGCGCGGACCTCGACGCGGTCGCCGGTGAGCGACACCCCGCCAGCGGTGGTCTCGTAGGTCTGGCCGTACAGCGACTCGTCGCCGGCCTCACTGACCTCGAACCACACGGTCGTGGCGTCGAAGTCGCGGACCCACACGTAGGTCCGGTCGCCGGCGTAGGCGTCGCGGAGGACGCGCTGGAGGGCCTCGCGGGTGTCGTTGACCGTGGCCTCGGTGACACCGTCGTGCTCGAGGGCGCGGCCGTTGGTGCGGGCGGACTCCAGCAGCTGCAGCACGCGGCCGCCGCGTCCGGCACGGGTCACGAAGTCGACGGAGTCGATCCGGGCCAGGCCCTCGATGATGCGGCCGCGCCGGCCCTCGGCCTCGCCCTCGGTGACATCGGTTGCGGAGCCGCGGATCGAGAGGCCGATGGCGTGGACGAAGTCGACGTCGGCCATGAGCGCGCGGTACGGCGCGGCGACGCGGGCCTCAGCGACGACCGCCTGCAGCCCCTCGTCCCACCGGCCGGCTTCGGTGACGACGGCCGCGATGTCGCGCACGGAGCGCTCGGGGCGTGCGGTGGCCTCGTCTTCGGTGGGGTGGTCGAGGAACATCTGGGTGCCGACCTCGACGAGCGGCGCTGCGGCCTCGACGACGGCGGGCGAGTAGTAGCCGCTGCTCCCCCACCCGGGCGTGATGACCTGAATCTGCATCCGGCCGCTGCCCTCAGCGAGCACCGCGACGGTGTCGCCGCTGGTGCTCTCGTGGATCTGCTCGGGCATGGAGACTCCTTCCCGGCGGCGTCGGGCCGGCGGTAGCGTTCGGCGGGTGGGCATGGACGACGACGCGGACTGCGTCGAGCACGTGTGGGCGATCGCCGGGATCCGGCTCTCGCTCGGCGAGGCTGCGACCGACCAGCGCTGCATCCGGTGCGGCGCGGTGGCCTACGACTCCGATCAGGCAGACCGCGAGCGTCGACGCGCCTGACGCTCCAGCACGCTGACCGGCGTGACCTGCCACGAGGGCCGCCAGTCGTCGTTCGGGACCTCCCGGGCGAGGTCCTCCCAGCCGATGAGCCCGGCCTCGAGCAGCTCGAGGCGGCGGCGCCCCAGGATCGCGACCTTCTCCCGGCGGGGCAGCGCGTCGAACCAAGCCCGGGCGGACTGCCGGACCGGCGGAGGCTCGGGGAGGTCGACGCCGAGGTCGGCCCACGACTTGGTCTTTGGTCGCCGCGAGCACCGGCAGTTCACGTGCCCCTGGGGCCCAGGGGTCTCGAGGGGGAACTCGCGGCCGTCCATGGACAGGCACGCGGGACATGTCCGCTCGGCGAGCGCGCAGTCCCACACCCACCCGGCCAGCACCCGGCTGTGGCGGGCCTGGCCTCGTTGGGCGGCCGCGCGGTGTGCGTCGAGGGTCTCGGTGCGTGCGATGGCGAGCGCGCGGGTCAGGCCGCCGTTGAACTCGCCCTCCGCGCGCTCCACCATCCGGGCCGCGGTCTCGCGGGGGTTGGCGCCGACCGCGACGCCCCGGATCAGCTCGCGGCGCACGACGTCGGCGGTCTCGGCGGGCAGCGGGTTGAGGCGGGACTCGATCTGCTCGGCGGTGCGGGTGACGATCGCGGTCAGCGCGTCGTCCAACCGCGTGGTGCGGCCGGTCGGCCGGTCGAGTCCCAGGGGCGGGGCGGTGTCCGGTTCGACGAACCCCAGCGGGAGCTGGGACGCGACGATGGCGTCCTGCGCAGCGTCGGCGGCGGCGACGACCGACTCGAGGTCGGCGGTGATGGTCACCCCGGCCTGGGCGGCAAGCGTGGTCAGCTGGTCGTAGACCACGTCGAGCGCGTCGAGGAGGCGCTGCGACCCGGCGATCGTGGCCTGGGTGACCTGCCCGCCGGCGGCGAGCACGGAGGCGAGGGCGTCCTCGAGCTGGCCGGAGACCTCGGACCAGGCCAGCACCCACGCGGCGAGGAGCACCTGGGCCTGCGCGTCGGTGACGGTCGCGACGTCCTGCTCCAGCTGGGCCTGCAGCGCGTCGGTCTCAGCGGTGAACGCCACGACCGGTCACCCCGTGTGGGTGGAGGCGCGGGTGGAGGTGCGGCTGCGGTAGGCCTCGTTCGCTGCGGGGTCCTCGCCGCGGTCGAACCGGTCGGCCGCCGCCTGGCCGGCGGTGGGGAGCCATCGGCCGTCGTCGTCGAAGAACGGCTCCAGCAGCTCGTCGATGTCGTCGACCTTCAGCGCCTTGAGCAGCAGCCGCGCGATCGTCTCGTCGGGCACGACTCGGGTGCCGGCGGCCGCGGAGATCGCGGTGACGACATCGGTGGGGTCGAGCTCGTCGAGCGGGGGCCACGCGATGTCGAGGGTCCGCTTGGCGTCCCCGGCGAGCACGACGACCTCGCGGCCGGTGTACGGGTCGCGGCGCGTCGTACCGGCGAGCACGTTCGCGCGGACGGCCTGGTCGATGACGTAGTCGAGGACCGTGCGCACGACCTGACCCCAGAGCTTCTGCCGCTGCCCCATCTCCAGCACGGTGGGCTTGTCGAGGGTCTCGGCCACAGCGCGGGCGCCGGTGGTGCCGGGGTCGGCGAGGAGCGTGGTGACCGGGATCCCGATGCCGGCGGCAACCATCGCGGCGAGCGGGCGACCGGACTCGGAGTCCACGGTCGCGCCGGTCTTGGGGATCGCCTCGAGCGAGACGCCCGGGCCGCCGGCGGCGACCGCGCCGACCGCTGCGTCGCCGCGGAGTCCAGCGGCGAGGGGGTGGGCCTCGGCGACCTTCTGCGCGGCGCGCTGCGCCTTCGACCCGCGGTCGGCGGAGAGCCGCCACGCGAACTTCGACAGCGACTTCACCAGCCGCGCCCAGTCGGTCAGGAACCCCTCGTACGCCCGCGCCCAAGGCAGGGCGGCGTACACGTCGGGGATGCCCCACTTCTGCCCGTCGAGGCGGTTC